CAGCACCACGACGTGTACGCTGAGCGATCAAGTTAGCAACACGGTTGATCTGAACAGCTAGAGCAGCGTGTTCGTCACCAACGAATGTAGCAGTACCAGAAACAGCAGCTTGGTCATAAGTCTGTTCAACTGTACCAAGAGCACGTAGGCTAGCTAGAACTTCTTGGTCGATTTCAGCAGTAATTTCTTGTGCTAGAGCAGCCATGATTTCTGCTTCGATGTCAATGCCGTGCATTGCTTGTGCATCTTGTGCAGCCTCGAATGTCCAACGAGCGGATAGCTTACGGCTCTTCGCTTCGACTGGAGCTTTCAAGATCTGAATGCTCATACGCTTACCAACTTGGCCTTCTAGAACCGCAGTTGTTTGGGCCTTTGGTGTTGCGTTAACTCCGTTACCAGAGTAAGCAGCAGCCAACTTGAATGGGCTTAGTGCCTCATCACCAGCTACTACGCTGTCACCAGACGATGTGTCTGCATAACGTACACGTAGAGTATGGATCTGTGCAACTGGGCCAGTCATAGGTTGAACACCAACGATTTCGTTAGCGATAACTGTCGGCATAACACGACGAATAACTGGAAGAATAACGCGGTTTAAAGTCGCGATGTTACCAGTGCTTGTAGCTCCTGCTGTTGCAGATTCAGCCAAGTACTTACGAGTATTCTCTAAGCATACGCTCATAGAAGACTTGCGGTTACCTGATAGGCCTTCAAGCAGAGCTTCTTTGGTCTCTGACCATCTTTCATTTAATAATTGTGACATTTATGTCTCCTTGAATTTAAATTACTTTAGACCCGCTAATTTGCGGATATCTAAAATGTTATCTAAGCCTACCTGTGGCTGTTTTGTTTCGCGGTCTCCAGTTACTTCGGTGCCTTCGGAAAGCATTTCTTTAGGTTGTTGTTTAACCTTTGGTGCAACTTTCTTCATACCACCTTCCATAACTGCTGGTAGGTATTTGTCAAATGATTCATTCAGTTTTGCAGTCTGTACAGACTCTAGCAATTCTTTCATGATCTCTCTTTTGTCAGCACTTAATGGTGCTAACAGTTCTGCCATTACTTCTTTACGAGCAGCAACATCTCTGGCAACACGAATTTCGCGGTCCTTAGATTCTACTAACTTTGTCTTTTCTGTAGCGGCATTTTTTGCTTCGGCAAGCTCTTGCTCTTTCTTTTCAATAACCTTCAACAATTTGTTTGTTTCAGATTTCTCGTTAAGATAGCTAGTGCTATACTCTTGTGCAAATGCTTCAAATAAACGACGTCCAAATGCGTTCGAACGAGCACTATCGATATCTTCTTTCAATTGCTTGATTTCAGATTTCAATGTCTTAGTGACTGTGTTCTCTACAATTTCGGAACTACGCTTAATAAATCTATTCTTGATCTCGTCAAATTTAACTTTGGCTTCGCTTACTAGCTTAACTCTCGCTTCGGCTAATTCACGTTTGTCCTGTGCAAATTCGTTGATTTCACGTGCTAGGGCTGTTACAATGAACTGCTCTAGTTTAGTAAAATTCTCAGAGACCTTTTGACGATCACTTTGGAATTCTACCAATTCTTTTCCAAGCTGACTTAGAACGAAAGACTCTAGTACTCTAGTGTCTCCGGACATTTTCTGATGATATGCAACCTTAGCTTCCGCTAATGCTCGCTTATCAGCAGCAAGTTCAGCCATTTCTACGGCCAATCTCTCGCTAACCATCTTGTCGAGTGCTTCAACCATAACAGTCTTATCATGACTGTATTTTTGAGCAAACTCTTCACGAAGTTCAGCAGTTAATTGGTCGCGATTCTCTTGGATCTTCTGATTAAATGCAGTTTCAATCGAAGACTTAACGTCTTCTGACATCATACCACTCTCGACCAGCTGTTTGAATGCGTCCAACATTGCTATGTCTCCTTAGGCTTTTAAGCCATTAATAATATTAAGCATCGCCTCGCGGAGATACTTCTGTGCCTTTGGATCTTCTTTAACCTCTTGCCCCACCCTAAACGCTCTAGAGCCACCACGACTATTCATCAGGTGTTCATAGATTGGAGTAGGATAAGCTCCCGGAGCAGAAGGCTGAGCAACAATATCAACCGTAATGATTTCAAATTCTGCTACTTCGCCAGTGCTGTCATTGACATTTCCGCTGCCACGACTAGATACGCCAAGTTTTACGCCTGCTTCGAGCATAGTACGAATTAAATTGCCCATTGGTGTAGGTAAGATTTTCATCTTACTATAGCCATTAGGACCGTCCATCCACATATCTGTGATCATGTGGGACACACGGTCCAAATTTACTTTCAAGTCATCAGGATGATCAACTTCGCCTAATACTGAATACCCATTTTGAATTTGGTCATTTAGAGTTTTTACAGCGTTAGTAATCTCTGAGACAGGATAAACCCGCTGATTTGCATTTCGAATGCCGCCTTGAATGGAGATGCCTTTTAGATAAAGGTTCTTCCCGTCCTTGTCGTCAGATTCTAAGACTACTCTAGCCTGATCAAAACTTAGGTTTTCTCTTAGGTATTGAATTTGTCTCATCCTAAATTCCTATTATTGCATACGGTCTGCTGGAGACTTCGTATACGCAGCTCCTTCGCCTGCACCCTTCTTCTCAGCACCGTGACCGGCACCGTTCTTCTTCATTGCATCACCTTTGAAGCCGCCTGGCTTGTTCAAGTGATCTTTAGTAAATTCACCTTTCTGTCCACCAACTAGGCCTTCTCCGCCTTTGATACCAGCTTCTCCGCCCTTACCACCTAAGATGTTATGTGCAGATGCTGTTGTTGTTGGGCGTCCTTTTGGATTTTGCAATCCTACGCTCTTGGTGTTTGTTCCGCCGTCTTCGCCCTTGCCTTTTTTATCAGCACCGTGGCCTGCAGAAACAGTTTCTACGTATTCACGCATAAACTCTTCACCGCCTTCTTCGTCGTCGGCTTCTTCGTCACCTTCTTCGTCGTCGGCTTCTTCGTCACCTTCTTCGTCGTCAGCTTCTTCATCGCCAAACATGTCATCATGACCTGGCTCGTCTTTTTCGTCAGCCATTAAAGCTTCAAATTCAGACTTTAGTTGTTCTAATTCTGATTCTAGATCAGAAATACGTTGTTCTTCAGAACCTTCACCTTCGGCACCTAAGTCTCCGTCCATACCGGCGTCACCGCCCATATCGTCCATGCCGCCCATGGCGTCATCATCGGAAACATCAGAAGCAAAGTTGTCACCAGCGTCACCGCCGATTTCAAGTGTGGTTTCTTCTTCTAAATCATCGCCCATAGATTCGTCCATTTCCTCATCTGAGTCCATGGCTTCATCCATCTCTTCATCTTCCTCCGCTTCCTCAGCGATCATATTTTCATAAATTTCTCTAGACTTCTCTACAACGATTTCGTGGAATAATTCATTCGCCTTATCCATTTCCTCGTTGACTAGAAGATCTAATAGTTGTTCAAACTTGTTAGACATTGCGGGTTTCTCCTTTAATTAGATTGGCAAGGCTGTCGATGTATTTACAGCCAAGATGTAATAGTTATATGAAATAGGCCAAAAACGGTCAGTTCTTGACAAAGGCAGGAGAATAATTGCCTGATATGATGTGTTTAACAGAAATATTTATTGATTAGATAGGTCAATTATATGTAGAGTTTACATTGCAGCAGCTTCAGGCGGAGGTGCTGCATACATAATTTTAACAAACTCTAAATGTTCTTTCTGTTCTTTTTCTCTAGAGTCACCTGCTTTTCTTAAATTATTAATCATTCCTAACGTTAGTCTAGTCTTGCGTAAGTCTTTAGACTTAAGAATACTGATATTATCCTCAAGCGGATTATACCTGTCATCCTGAGACATGCCTTCGTTTTGTTTAAAATAGATGAATTCATTAAGTAGCATGTTGATATTTATCCAAATTATGCTGCGGGAGGAGTTTGTGCAGGTGCTGTACCCGCAGCAGGTACTCCGCCGGCAGCTTCTGGACCGCCTGGCATTCCTTCAGGTGCTTCTCCTGACTGACCTAAAGCACTGACATCACCTTCCATGCCGCCGCCTGTGATTCCTGCACTACGAAGTTCTGCGTTTGCATTAGGTGCTTTTGCACTTAATCCGTTCTCTTCTTTCCATAGCTCTTCGTTTTCTGCCATTTCTTCTTGACTTAGTCCTAAGAATCTTTTCAGTGCAAATCGTTTAGAGATGTGCGGGATTGCAACAATACTGCCAAAGCTGGCAATACGTGCAGTGTCCATTTCAGTTTGACGGTAAGCAGCAAAGTTTTGAGGTGGATTAAATTGTAATTCAAACACATTAGGGTCAAAATTGATGCCCTTACGTTGCATGTAACCTTTGAATTCTAAGTCAAAAACTTCATTTAAATTACTTTGGAGTCGTTCGCAATACTTGTTAAATCTAAGTTCTTGGATGTAGGCTGTTCCAACTCTACCATCATTAAAACTAGATCCTCCATCGTCAGGCCCGGTAGGTAGATAACTTGAAGGTATGCGTAGAGCACGAAACAGCTTATTAGTAAAATATCTAAGATCATCAATTTCTCCTAAGTTAGTACCGCCTGGAAGAATTTCAACTTTTGATCCGCGACCTTCTGAAGTCTGCGGAAAGAAGTAATCTTCGTTGATACTTAATGGATTGTAGCTGGAGTCAACCACAGTCTGGCCTCCGCCGGTAACGGATGGAATTCTACGTTGATTAACTTCGTTCTTAACTCTTTCAACGAAAGACATAGCAAGGTGGCTTGGCATATTGCCCACATCGATATAGAACACACGGCGTTCCGGAGCTCTTTGGACACGGTAAATGATAATCGCATCTTCTAATAACTCCTTTTGTTTGTAGACTTTAAAAATACTTTCAAGCAAACTATTTCCAAAAGGAAAGTTGTTGTCCATACCTTCGCTCATACTTAAATGTACAACGTGTTCTGCATCAATTGCCCACTGAGTTTGATTAACTCCGAAGCGATTTCCGATATTTGTAGGGTAAGTACCCGTCATTCCTTTTGCCCCACCACCGCCGCCACTGTATGGTGTAGCAGGTCCCGAGTTTGTTGCACCTGGAGCAATTTGTGTTGTGCTTAGATTTACAAAGTTAGGATTTAGGTCGCGAATAATATATTGCTCAGGCTCTTTGCCTTCGCTTTCGTTGACAATAATTTTGTCAACTTTACCTGGATCTACATACATCCAAGCATTTGTTTCTGGATCGCGAATAAAGAAACTATCGCCATATTTAAATGCATTTCGAACAATTTTAAAAATACGATTTTGAAATTTGTTTAGTCGAGTCCACTGTTGCAGATACTTTTTAATGATCTTTATTTCAGTAGGAGTTGCTTGATCTTTAAAGAAAACTTCAAACGGTGTTCCGTTATCTTCATTTAATTGTGTGCAGAATTCTGCTAAAATGTCTAGGGCAGCGTTAACTTCACTGTCACTGTCCATTGTATCGTATTGACCGTAACG